TCTCCTGTAATTCGTTCAATGGGTTGACCGCCTATTAAGAGTTCTGCGTAGTCTATCATATGAGTAATTATAGACGGTGACCATACCATATCATTTTCATCACCGTCATCTGGTTTGGGATCACTCAGTGTAACCTTCAGTGTAACATTTTTAATCAAATCACCTTTATCACCAGGTATCGTACATATGACAGTCTTATCAAAATCTATGTCCCCATCGAATTGACTCTCAACATAATCAAAAGCAAATTTAGAGTGACGTTTGAAATTTGTTAGAAAGTATGAAAACTGTGGTTCACCTGTGAGCCATTCATCTTGGACCCCGGTGGCAGCAAGTCTCAGACGACCAGCCATTCCTACTGTATATGAGTAAAATTTTGTTAAATAAAACGAGACAGTACAATAGAATGAATCTTCAATTGAGGAAATTCAAACCCGAGACGATCACAGATGACAGGGTGTGTGTTTTCATAGGTAAGCGTAACACCGGTAAATCAACTCTGGTGAAAGATATCATGTATCATAAGAAACATCTCCCAGCGGGTATCGTACTCTCAGGAACAGAAGAGGGTAATCATTTTTACTCTGAGTTTATCCCAGATTTATTCATTTATGGTGACTACGACAGAGATGCGATAGAAAGGGTTATGGCCCGACAGAGAAAGTTGGTGGGTGGGGGTAAATCAAATTGTGGAGCGTTTATGCTTCTGGATGACTGTATGTATGACTCAAAGTTTCTAAAAGATACGTGTATTCGTCAGTGTTTTATGAACGGTCGTCACTGGAAGATATTCTTTATGCTCACAATGCAATATGTTATGGACTTACCACCGGCACTACGAGCCAATGTGGATTATGTGTTTATTCTCAGGGAGAACATTATCCAGAACAGAGAAAAGTTATACAAATCCTTCTTTGGTATCTTCCCTTCTTTCGATATGTTTTGTAAAGTGATGGACGCCTGTACAGAGAACTACGAATGTCTCGTGTTAGATAATACAGTAAAATCTAACAAGATTCAGGATTGTGTATTTTGGTACAAAGCAACGGTTAGAAAGGGTTTCAGGGTTGGTGGTCCAGATTTATGGAGATTGCACCAGAAGATGTACAACCCCAAACATCAGCAGCAGAAGGAAGATGATGCTAAGAAGGCGACTAAGAAAACAAACCTCAAGATCACAAAGACTAAGTAGGTGCGTCTCGATAATTGTTCAAAAAACTATGGGTATATTAAATGGCTTCAGATCGAGTGTATACCATGAATCTTTCAGATGACGGAGAAGGAATGGTTCCCATTAGTCAGAATCAGTCCACATCTTTTATAAAAAACGAAGCGCAAATTCAACCTGAAAAAAATGTGAGTCAGAGTAAAGAGACGATGGATTCTACTCCCATTAACGATATCATGATGGAACCCCCTATGATGACCGATGAACCCAAGATGCAGGGTATGATGCCCCAGATGACTGCCCCCCAGCCTCAGGGAATGCACACACAACAGGCTGAGAAGCCCGCCAGTAAGAACCCTATGAATCTCACCGACGAACAAATGACCGCTCTTCTTGTTGCGGCGTGCACAGGTCTTGCGGTGAGCAAGCCTGTCCAGGACAAATTGGCGACTTCTATCCCCAAGTTCCTTAACGAACAAGGGGGTAGGAGTATGGTTGGCCTCGCGACTACTGGTGTAGTAGCCGCGATCGTCTTCTATTTCATGAAGGACTATGTAGTCAAGCCTTAAACAGGCCTTTCCCAGCCCATATTACTATAAATAGAATTATCAATTCCAGAATAATACGTACCCAAAGCACCAAGAGCAAACGTCCCCGCTAACAAGGCACTCAATTTAAGTTTCTTGCTAACGTCGGCTTTATGATCAGTCATAGCTTTCTTCGTTTCAGATGAAATCTGGTTGATGAAAAAGGTAATAACTAACGCGATGAAAGTCGTGGATAGGAAAAATACTCGGTCTACCGCGAGGCGTGGGATGTTACCGATGGCGAATCTAATAACATTGGGTATAATGACAGTAAACCATATGAGGTTTAAATGATAACTCTTGGATATAAGTGGTACGAGTGTTACAACGTATAGGAGTATCCAATACGCGATGGCCGTAATCAAAATGTTCACCGGTGTCTTCATTTAAACTAAACTGAGATTATTTATCCTGAATGTGCTGACCACAGAATTCGGTTCTTTCGGGAATTTGTTCATAAATACCCAAATTAATACACATGTCCCGAAGTTCGATGTAATTTTCCCAAAATTGTGGGGAATGTTTGTATTCACTCACGGTACAATGGGCCAATTCATGAATCAGAACGTGAAATATTTCATTCGGTTTACCATCTAGACATACAACTATTTCACCACCTTTGTTTGTATTAGAACCGACAGAACTCCGCATTCGTTTCATACCCGTGAGGGGTATAGTCCTGTGAAGCATGTGATACTTTTCGTTATTTGTTTCACGGAGGTGTTTCCTGAGGATGGTATATTTTTCCTTAACCTCAACAAGTTCCTTTGGTTGCCTGGTATAATAAAGAACAAACAGATTGATTATCAATAACAGCGCAAGTGTTCTCATCTCTTATATACAAAGATAAATTTACTATAGAGCTCCGATATAGGATTTCCAGTGAGACCCTGCCAAAGTTCTAAACTAAACCCCAACTCTTCTAAATGTGTGATCAACAAGTCTCTGAAAGCCACCGGCTCTGATTTTGGTCCATCCGCATAATAAGGTGTATCAACCAGATTTACAAATAACTTTTCACCAAAACCACCATTCCCATGGTCTTTGAGTTTGAAAAAATTGCCTCTATCATCTATGAGAGGAGTTTTAAAAATAATCTTTTCAGAATCTGGAATGATACCCATGAGAATACCACCTGGTTTTATCCGTTTTCTTATTTCATGTATCGAACTAAAAAACAAGTTCTTCGTTGCAAATATATAATGTAAAGAAAAATTGAAACATACAACATCAAATTTTCTATTTGGGCAATTATGAATGTCACCCTCATAGAAATTGACTCGCATATGCATATTTTTAGCGCGGGAACGAGCCTCTTCTAGGGCTGATGGTTCGGGATCACACATGTTAATGTTCACTCCACACTTGTGCCATTTTTGAAGATCTCCACCAAACCCACAACCTACATCAAGAATGTGTTCACCTTCTTTTGAAACAGACTGGATAAGATTTCTTTTAGCATCATTGTGGTTTTTGCGAATCTCTTCCATGAATATAGAAGAGCTTAAAACTTTAATTTGAATATAGAATATGAAACCATTTATTAAATGGGTCGGTGGAAAAACTCAAATTATTGAAGATGTCTTAGGTTCTTTTCCTACAAAAATTGACGATTATCACGAAGTCTTCGTCGGCGGTGGAAGTGTTCTTCTGTCGGTCCTGTCAAAAGGTCTCGCGAATGGTAAGGTATGTGCATACGACCTTAACGGGTCACTGATAGCCCTGTATCAGAATATTCAAACACAACCAGACGTGGTACATAAACATCTACAGAAGATGTTCAACGAATACGACAAGTGTTTAGGTACTGAAATTAATCGCGAACCAAAGACTCTCAAAGAGGCTAAACAATCGAAGGAAAATTATTATTACTGGATAAGAAAGAAATTTAATTCAAACAAGGAAGAAACACCCCAGCGTTCAGCAATGTTTATATTTTTAAACAAAACTTGTTTTAGGGGTGTATACCGTGAAGGACCCAATGGATTTAACGTACCGTACGGTCATTATAAAACAACACCTATGATTCTTACCAAAAAGGAACTTTCAAAAGTGAGCGACCTTATCAAGGATGTACAGTTTAGAAAATGTGATTTTCGTGAAGCGTTTAAGGAAATAGGAAAGGGTGATTTTGTATATCTCGACCCACCGTACGCACCAGAGACAAAAACATCCTTCGTGGGATACACGAAAGATGGGTTCGGGGTAAAAGACCATGAAGATTTATTCAATTTAACTAAGACATCCGGGGTTGATTTTGTGATGAGTAACGTGAAAGTTGATTTAGTTGTGAATACATTTTCTGATTACAACATAAAAGACGTGAAAGCACGTCGAACTATAAACAGTAAAAATCCCGAATCTACGACGACTGAAGTACTTGTTTCGTCATCCAATCAAATATAGCATCTTGTTCCACACCGTAAAAGGCTGGGTAAATTGTCCACTTCTTATCTCGAATATGAACTTTCCATGTTGAGCCCACTTGTTTCGCGAAAAACACTGGTATCCCGTGTTTTTCGTTAAACTTAATAGCAATTTCATATTTTTTCTGGCGTCCAAACCACCAATCATTAAGAATAAACATCATATAAACATTTTCAACATTGGGGTACAGTTGCTTATACTCTTCGAGAAGGCACGGACCCGCGCGAATCTTTTCATCGACAGAGCCTGCGACAATCTGGTGTTTTGCTTCGATGATAAAGAGTGTCTTTTTGTCATCACTGATGAGAGCGCCGTCAGGCTTCTTTTTGTGTTCCCAATACGGATCTTTGAGGTCTTTCATAAACTCGACGAATTGGTCTTGGTCAATGTACGTAAACGTACGGTCGCCAATTATATGTCTACCCGTGGGACGGAAACAATCCTCGAAGGGTTTTCCACTTGCATTTGTGTTCGCACCTCCTGTACCACCGGTCTTCATTTTATGGAATGATTAGATTGATTTCTTTAGGTTCGAGTACCTCACTTAAGTGCCAGTTCCATAAATAATAGCTTAAAGTTTTAAGCCTATGTAGAAATATAATGTCTCTCGAACAAGATTATACCACTGTACCTGGTCAAATCTATGCGTGTCTCTCTATTGTGGGTCCCGATGCACCCCAAAAGAATGACAAATTCGGTATCAAGATTCGTGGTGCTTTTGCCAACCGTGACGAGGCTGCTAATCACGCCAAGCGCCTCCAAAAGGAGGATCCCACGTTTGATATCTACGTCGTAGATATGTACAAGTGGCTTCTCATTCCCCCCGATTCTGCAAAGATTGAGGATGTTCATTATACGAACGAGAAGTTGGAGGAAATCATGTCTGGATACAAGGAGAACCAGGCTCAGGCTGCTCGTATGTTCCAGGAGCGTAAACAGGGTATGATGGATACAAAGACTGGATATACACCCGGTGATGAGAACTCGAAGTTTTACACCAAGCCCGATGAGGCGCCAATTTCTCACCCTGCTGAGGTTCTTGAGCGACTTAAGAAGGAAAAGCCTGGTACTTCGATGGAAGAGTTGGTTAAGGAGGCTGACGAAATTGTCAATGAAGAGATGAAGGAGCGACAGAGGAAGCGTGAGGAGGACGCCAAGTCGACTGAGGCGAAAGTAGAGGATACAAAGGAAGACGGTGAGCCAGAGGTTTCATCCGCGTAAATAATATTCATATACAATAAACAAAATGATTAGGATTATCATCACGATACTCCTAGTCGGAGCTTTCTTTATTTTGTTTTTTAAACCAAAATACGATTTAAAAAACAAAACAGTTTCTGAACCATCTAGTACGAAAGGGTTCGTCGAAGATACATACAGGGGTCCCATTCTTTTTGGGAGAGATGGAATCCCCCCTAGATATGGTAACATAGGAACGTTTGTTGCTTACTCTGGCGTTCCAGAGGAACACTGGTTAAATGGATTTCCACAGGATCCGTCGACACCTGAAAGTTATGAAGATTCTGATACTAAACTGTCGAGACGTATACGTGACTTAAGTAAATAGTTAGGTATACCTGAGTATAACTGGCTGCATAGTCTTACCCATGAAAAATCCTAAAAGAAAAACAGCAAACGCGATTATCCACGTAGATTTATCAATGTTCGTGAATATATCGATTTTTGCATTTTGCTGAGGTGGAGGAGGTGGATAATTCATTTCACTCGGATGGAAATAATACGGCTGGTCTTCAACCATCTCCTGTTTTTCGTGGTCAATTTCCTGATTTAAAGGGTCGACAGTGGGGTTGTACTCAATAGGATTACCAATATCAGTTTCCATTTCTAATATAGAATTTGTTTTTTTTAAGCCGATTCTTCCTCACTCTCACTCTCATCATCTACCACGAAATCCTTGAGATTACCATTATCATCAGCGTCTTCGTCGTAATCGTCATCACTACCTTCTTCTGAGTTATATTCATCTTCAGTATCAATTACTGAATCATCTTCAAAATCATCATGATCATCTGTAGCATAATCGTCGTCTAGTACAGTT